CAATATGCGTCACCCTTTTTTGTACCAGGGCGAACTCGTGAACCGCCACCCTTTGCCTTCCCGGCTTGGCCATAAGAGACCTTCTTGCCGGATGCGGTGACCTTTACCTTAGCCTTGCCTTTACTTGGTTTTGCCATAAAGAATCAGGGGGCCGAAGCCCCCATCCTCAGTCAGTCGCTAGACCCCAAAGCCTTTTCCGGCAAACAAGGGGTTAAATGTGGCGTACGCCGGCAAGAGATCGAAACGAATCTTTTGCGTGTTAGCGTCACCGTCTGCGTACTTAGATACTCGGATTGACATACCGTCGCTAGTAGTAGCGATAGTGTCAGTAGAGTAGAGCTTAGGTAGCTTAACAGTACCCATACCGAACGCTTGCTTCGTGTAGAAGAGGTTAGGCTGGTACAGAGTTGAAGCAGCACCAAGGATCGTTACAACCGCAGCGTTTGCAGGAGCAGCGTCTACGTTGTTGTACTGACCGTTGGCCTCGTAGATAGCAGCACCAGAGACGGTAACTGTAGCAGCGTTGCCTGAAATAGTTACGTCTGCAAGTACAGTGCCAGTCCAAGGAACAACAGCGCCAGTTGCGTCAAGCATAGGCTGACGAGTAGCTACGTTGAGACGGTTAACGCCTGCAATAGTTACCATGTCACCAGCTTTGATAGTACCAGTACCCAGACCGTTCAAAGAAAGAACCTGAGTCATAGTGTCTTTAGCTGTGACGTAAGTTGCGTCAGGAGCAGAAGCCAAAGCGCCAGCACGGTCAGTAGTAGAACCTGAAGTGTAGCTAGGCAGTGCGTTAGAAGTAAGCGCCATCATGCCACCGAAAGACTGGCTGATCTGTGCTTTTTCCCATGCTGTACGAACAAGGCCATCAGCCGCATTCAGACCGTTCTGAGCTGAAGACAGCGCAGTAGTAGTGAATGGGTTCATGATGTAATACTTCTCGTCGCTCATAGGAACGCCGATTGAATCCATCAATGCGCCAGCGCCTGCAACGTCGCCCCAAGCATCTACGGCAGTGCCGTGAGTACCATACTTGAGTGAAGCGTTCTTGTTCATGTACGAGCCAAGATCAAGCTCAAGGTCAGTCACAATGCGACGGGCCATAGGCTCAAGGATCTGGTCGAGTTGGTCTAGCTCTAGAGCTTCCTCAACATTGCCCCACTCAGTCGCCGCTGTGAAGTAGTCCTGTACTGTACCAGTTGCCTTACCTGCAATGATGTCTGACTTATCAGATCCGCTGATGTCACCACCAGAAGTACGGATGCTGTTGTAGTCGTGTGGACGCTTGAAGTCTACGTTAGAGCCAGAAGACGGATTGAACTTGCCGCTCAAGAGCTGCGTGTTTACCGTCTTAGTTAGAACCCGTGATGCTTCAAAGGCATCAAGAAAGACGCGAGCGACTTTCCGGGTGACGTTACTATTTAGATTATTAGCCATGATTTACATTTCCTATTCAAATATAGCGCCTTGGGGCCCTTTAGGTTTGGGGGCTGATCCTGCTCCTCGTGGAGCATCTAGTGGATCTGGCGCATTGTTAACTTTGGGTTTAAGCGATGCAGCCTTCTGCTTAATAGTCGTTGCTATCTTTACTGCCGCCAGGGTAGGTGGCATGCGAGATAGCTCATCAAGATCTGTCAAGTTGTTAGCCAGGTACTTAGTAATCAACGGACCGTGGTCGTCTGACAGTATGTAAGATACCAGCGTGTCGTCCATGCCGAACTGCGCTACTGTGTTACCTGCTACTTGCAATTCCTCCGGTTTAATACCGAACTTCGTTGCCTTGTCAGAATAGCTCTTGATCTGACCGTTTAACTCTTCTTGCTGCTTCATTTGCTCTTGGTATGCCATCTGACGACGGTTATCTTCGATAGCGCGTTGTCTGGTGTCATACTGAGCTTGCTCAATCAGTGCTCGTTCCCTTTGCTGTATCCGCTGTCTGTATTCATCATCTGAGAATGCAAACGGGTCGGGCAGGTCCGGTACGACGGGCTTCTGTTGAGCTGGAGCGTTAGACTTTAATTCTTCAAGTTGCCGTTCAAGCTCACGCTTTTCGAGCTCAATCGCCTTCTTCTCAGCGACCTTCACCCCTACGGTCTTGTTGAATATCTCCTGCTGCTCCGGTGTAAACTGGACATGTTTTTCCTGGTCCTCACCAGTATCCGGTGCTGAATCGGATTCCTCCTCCACCTCTGGAGTAGGGTCTTCAGATAGGATCACCTCCTCGCTATCAATATCGTAATCGTCTGAAATCAGCTCGCTCATGCTTATGTCCCTTAGTTAAGGTAAATGCCCTGAAAAGGTCAGGTGGCCTATAATCCCCGAAATCGGGTAAATGCCCAGATAAGCTCTGGTGGGCTTGTGCAGAGTATAGCATATGTTGCATGCGGTACCCTGCGGGTTTACAATATAGCTCTACCTGGAGAACTATTATGACCGACAAAGAATTAGTCGACCTTTACTTTGATTGCTTTGGCCATCTTGATACCGAGCCCGGCGAGATACTTGATCCTGAAGATATCAAAGGGTCAGGCATGTTTAGCGAAAGCCAGGCAGTTCGTGTTACCTCCTTACTCCGCCAAGAGGGTTAGCCATAGCGTTGTCTAGCCATTCTTGGTCGGCCATTTGATAATCTGGAGCCGAGCCAGACAATGTTGACGATCTGTAGGCTCTATCTGGTCGCTTATCTGATCTTGCCGCAGCCATGCTTGGGAACATAGTATCCCAGGTTGTCATGCTCTCAACCGGAAGCGCCAAAGCCTGTTGGGCTTCAATTATAGTGTTATAAGATTGATTGGTTGTTGGGTCGAACCTCATGTTGTTGGGGTCTTTATCCGTCATTATCAACGCCCTGTATCCTGCTGCTCCTGTTGGCATCCCTCTCAATTCAGGGTTGTTAACCGAAGCATAAACGTCAGTCATGTTAGGCATACCATGATTAGTCAATCCGCCTTTATTCAGTAAAGGCATAATTGCTTTGCGCCTATTCCCTAATGTTGGGCCTTCGCCTTTATCTATTGTTAAAAACTCCTCAAATTGCTCTGGGCTTTTATATCCAGCCCATGCTTTTGCTATACCTTTTGTATCCCCCTCGTCTTTAAGCTTGTTTATTTCAGCGTCTAATATCTTAACTCCTTCCGGTGTTAAGCCGCCCGTCGCTTCAAGATACCTGGCTGTTGCTATCGATGGCCCTACTGAAAAATTAGATCCATCTTCTGCCATTGACGCGTAAACAGCAACAGGATCAAGCCCTGTTTCTTCTCTGACCTTATTCGCATGAAGCTGCTTAGCCTTTGCGGCCCCTGCCATGCTTGCCCATTCTTTGTTTACGTCGGCGTATTGAGGTCCGCCCTGAATATTAAAAGGCCTGACATCAACCCCCGCGACCTTGTTAACCTGGCCATAAGCAAGCCTATCAGCCGGCATCATGATCAAAGGCCTTCCCTGTAATTGCTCTAAAGTAGCTGTCTGCATGAATGCATCTTGAGGCGAAACAATTTCTCCTCCTAACAATCTTGCTTGCTCCCTCTGCCTGGCAATAGGGTTGTTTTCGTACTCATTGAGTCTCGCCCTAAATGTGCCGGAAGATATGGTATCTGGCCTTGGCGCAGACGGATCAACATTAGCCATAAACGGGTCTATGCTGTACCCTTTTTCGTTAACAATATCGTACATTGACGGGCGTATTATTTCGCCCTCACGCATTGTTTGCACTACCGGCCCAAAACCTTCTAGCCTAAGAGTAGACTGTCCTGGCTCGACCTTGTTCGCCATATCCATCTTGGCGCCACGTCTAGCTGTCCTACCACCAGGGATCATGCTCATAGCAGCGATAGCGCCGGCCTGGGACCTTAGAGATTGAGCCAGGTCAAACTGCCCTGCCCGTTCCGCCTCAAGCGCCTGGCCTCGTAATTGCTCTGCCTCGTACGCGCCCATAGCAAGCCCAGCGCCAGGTATGAAGTCTACCGCCGTCATTAGCGGATCTTCGACCATCCCCTCTACCATCGCACTGCCAAACCTGGCAGCGTCCCTGCCCATATCAGCAAGAGAAGTATCAAGCATGTATTTTAGTGAAGAGCTGGCAGCGTCCTGCATGCCTGTACCGTAATCCGTGAGAGCTCCTGTAACGCCGAATGCGCCACGATCAGCCGGAGGCATTACATTGCCCCTAGCCAATACGTCTCGGCTCATATACGCCCTTTTTGAGAGCTCCTGGTTGGCTAGCTGCTTTATCGCATCAGTTGTTGGCAAGGCTTACTAACTCCGCTTCAGACATGAATGGGATCCGTGACTTGAGCATCTGCTCTTCCATCATATCGGACATCTTCTTCTGATTGTCTAGCTCCTCGCCCATAGTCTTGGCTGAGGTGTTATCAATCGTGGCCCCGGCTTGCTGTGCCTTGATCTGCGTATCCATGCGCTTGGTCTCAGCGTTGAATGCGTCGATCTGGTTGTCAGCCTGGTCACCAATGGTTTGAGTCTGTAGCTTCTGTGCTTCCAGTTGTAGCTTGAATTGCTCGTTCTGGAGCTTCTGCATCTCGATCTGTGAGCGCATCATCTCAGCCTCAGCCTTGAGCTGCTCGGCTTGTGCCAGGACCATGTTTGGATCTGGTGCTTGCTGCTGTCCAGCCTCGGCCATCTGCTGCTGTTGCTCTGCGAGCTCTTCCTCTGTCATCTGGTCCATAGGGATGATGCCCTGCTTGATCATG